GCTACAACTAAAGTAATTGAAAACTTAATCAGAAACGGTGTATTTAAAAACTAAAATATTATTAATATTAATGATGATTGGACTGCCTCTTTTGGGGCAGTCCTTTACTTATTCTTATATAGATCCATGTACTAAACAAAGTAAATTTATTTACGCCGATATGAGTGCTCCTATAGTTATCTCATATTATGGACAGATTAAATCGTTTACATACGATGAAATAAGTAACGGTACATTTGATTCTTGGATAAATAGTATTTATATTAAATACCAATCAACATCACCTTGTCAAGGCGTTCTTACAACTACTACAACCACAACCTCTACAAACCAGGTTTCAAATATTATAGGAAATGTTACTAACTTATTAAGTTTAGATCTTTCTTCTATAACAAGTGGAGTCACAGGAGGTGTAGGTAGTAATATTGGAGGAACAACTTCATCAGGTGTAGGAAATATAAATAATAAAAACAAAAATGATAACAATAATTCTAACAGTGGTTCTATTGATAATAGTTCCAGTAATAATAATGGATCAAATCCAAACCAAGGAACAGGAGAAAATGGAGGAAATTCATCAGAAAATCAAGGCGGGTCTGTGGGATCCGGAGGAGAAGGAGGAGGAACAGTAGGTGGAAATAATAATTCAAATAATAGCAGTGGTTCTTCTAGTGGTTCCAACAGTAGTGGGAGTGGTAGTGGCAATAGTAGGGAAGGACAACCTCAAGATAAACCAACTGATAAACAAATTGAAGATCAAAAAGTAGAAACTCAAAAAACTTCTACTCAAGCTTCAGCTAAAGCCGCCTCTAAAGCTAAAGTTGAAACCCAAAAACCAGCTATTTTAATGACTGGAGATATTGTTGGAGTTCAAACTAAATCAGATGGAGCTCAAGATGCTAGAGGTACTATGTCTTTTACTCGTGTAAAAGGAGATGGCACAGCCTCAGTAGGTTTTTCAGCTGATTATATGGTTAATGCTAAAATAGGTAATTTATCAGCTGTTAGATCTTGGATTGGTACTAATAAAAAAGGTCATAAACATATTAATGTTGCTTCAGCTGGTTTGGGATTTTTACCACAATCTACAACTGGTAGTGGTTTATTAATAAGAGTAAATTCACTTAAAAATTTTACAGCATTATATGGTGTTTCAGGTACTTATGGACAATTGTATGGTGAGGAACTAATATCAACTATTGCTATTGCTGGTTTTATGTATAAAGGAAAGTTAGGAAAAGCAGTAGATGCTACAATTATTATGGCGGGTATTTATTCTCCTTATTCTAAATTTTATACAGAATCAATTTTTGAATCAAAACCTATTGTTATTCCATTTTTAAATCTAAATTATAAATTAACTAAAACTTTTGGTGTTGGATTAACAGGGGGTGGTACTTATATAGCAGGACAAGATATTTTAAATTTTCAAATATTGTTAGGAGCAAAATTAAAAATATGAGGTGGTTAATTATATTTCTTTTATTTACAAATAATTTATTAGGTCAATTTACCTACTCAGGATATCTTTATAACGCTAATGGATCCGGTGCTAACAATGTTGCTATAAAATTATATAGAAGAACTAATTCAACAATTACAGGTTTTACAAACCAACAAAACTATAATGGACACTCCTATTATCGTTCTACAGGGACTGCTTTTTGGACTACAGCTAAATCAAACTGTATAGCTATGGGAGGCCACTTAGTAACAGTAACGACATCTGGGGAGAATAGTTTTATTTTTGGTATATGGCCAAGTGGTTGGATTGGTTTAACTGATGAAGTAACAGAAGGAACTTGGAGATGGGTAACAGGAGAAACTTATTCTTATACATCTTGGAATCCTGGAGAGCCTAATAATGCGGGTAATGAGGATTATGTTCAATTTGTTGGTGGAGGTAAATGGAATGATTTACCAAATAATTATTCATTACCTTATGTATTAGAATTTGAATATATTGTGACTACTTCCTCTTGGACTTTATATAAAACTATTTATACCAACTCCTCAGGTTATTATTCTATATCTGAAAGTTATGATCCTTCTAAAGAATATTATATACAAATTGATGCTCCTACTAGAGTCCAAGCGTATACTACCTCAGATATACAAGCTGTGTCTAATGTTATATTAAGTAAAGTAACTAGAAATGGTTTATCATTTCATATGTTTGATGTAAATGATGATGGAAATATTTCAATAGCAGATAAGTATTATGTAGCTGCTAGGAAAGCAGGTTTATTTTCAAAATGGAGAACAGCTCCTGATGTTAGGATTTTTACAACTACAGAATATAATGCTATTAAAGCAGCTTCTACTAATGTAAGAACTACTTATCCTGGTGTATCATCTATTACTACTTCTACTTTAATTTCAGGAGGAACTTTAAACTATTATATTATCGCTCCTGGATATTCTGGTTCTGTGACTTATTAATATTTATAATAAGTGACAAATTTAGTAGCATATTCTACAGCTTCTGCTCCCCCAGGTATATATGAAAATGCCGATATTTGGTTTGATACATATCAATCAATTTCTTCAGGTTCATATGGTTTAATTTGGGGTCAAGATGTTTATAGAACTAATAGTTATACTTTTATAACAAACACTTACACTCAAAGTTTAGTAGGAGCAACAATAAATGCTTCTACTCCTTTATTTTACATTACAGCTACTACAAGTTCAGCAGATACTTTAGCAGTAATTAATAGATTACCTGATGTAGTTAATCAACAAACATTTACAAATGTTAATTCTGCTTTAAACTGGGTAAGTGGGAGTGGAAAATATATTACTTTATTAGATGGTAATTTATATACTAGTTCGGTTTCATTTTTACTTCAAGAAAATGGCTCCTATTTATTACAAGAAAATGGAGATAGAATAATATTAAACTTTTAAAATGGCAGATTTAAAAATAACCCAATTACCTTCAGCGTCCATAGCTACCGGATCTAATGTATTACCTATTGTTCAAGGAGGTGTAACAGATCAAATCACTGTTACTAATTTAGCACAAGGAATGTTTAATCTAAATTTACCTATTACAGGTTCATTTACAGGTTCATTAAATGGAACCACTATTGACAATACCGCTTGGACTTCATACACACCTGTTTGGACATCATCAGGTACTGCTCCTGTAATTGGTAACGGAACAATAACAGGTCAATATAAATTAATTGGTAAAACTTGTTTTGTACGAGGCAATGTAGCAATGGGGTCAACCACCACATTTGGTTCTGGTGAATGGTATATATCAATGCCCTTTACAGCATCAAATGCTGATGCTATATTAATGACAGCAACTTTATTAGATAATGGTAGTGCTTGGTATAATGCTACAGTGGCTGGAGCAAGGGCAGGATTTAATTATAAAGCCCCTATGCAATATGTAAATATAACAAATGGAACTGCAAATGATGTAAATGCAACTCAACCATTTACTTGGGCTAATACTGATAGATTTATTTGGAATGGTTCTTTTGAAATTGCTTAAAATAAAATTATGTTAAACTTTATATTACCTATATTATTAACTTTAAACCCAACAGATACCACAAAAGTAAATGTTAATGTAACTAATGTTCAACACATTCAAACTATTGGAGGTAGAGATGTTACCTTTGGTGTTAAAGAAACTGTTGAAGAATTATTAATTGAAAAAGGATATACTCCTGTTGACTCAGGAGTAGCATTTATTACTCAAGTGAGTATAGACAGTATTTACTCACCTCAACAAATAGTAAATATAATGGGTCTACAATGGTTAAAAAAAGACTATTTTGTAGAAACTACAATATGTATAGGAAACAGTTGTTTTAAATCAGTTGGTGTTAGAAAAACCTTTATTTTCGCAGCATTTTTAAATGTTGAAAATAATGAAGTTCCGTTAAACCGAAAGGCGTTCTCAAAAGCGTTACAAGAAAGTTTAACAAAAACAACAAAACAACTATAATATGAAAAATTTCTTTAAACAATTATTCGACGACAACAACTCAATCAATGAGAAAGCATTAGTAGGTTTTATAGCTTTCTTTATGCTTTGTATTGCTCTTATTGTAGACCTAGTAACAGGATACATGGGAACTGCTTTAGTAATTAATGAATTTATCTTTGATGGATTTATGGTAATCATTTTAGGTTCCTTTGGTATCGCATCTGTTGATAAATTTTTGAATAAAAAAGACAAACACGAGGAAGATAAAGATATAGAAGGATAATGAAATCTACGTTACTAGTTTTACTATTATCATTAACCGCAACTTGTTCGTTTGTTTGTAGCTACTTCGGTGGATTAGCTATGGATAATAGTGAACAGTATTTAGCGGTAGTGGCGGTGGCTTTTATGGATGGGTTTTTTGGTATAGTTGCTGGTACGAAAAAAGAAGGTTTTAAAACCTACAAAGCATTAAAAGTACTAAAAACAACATTTACTTGGTTAGTTATATTAACAGTAATATTAATGGTTGAAATTGGGTTTCCAGGTACGTCCTGGCTCTCAGAAACTATTATAGTACCGTTTATAATTTTTCAATTAGTTAGTGCCCTAAAAAATGCTTCTAATTCAGGTCTTATTAAACATTCCTTACTAAATACAATTTTAGAAAAAATTGACAAACACAAAGATAAATAAATATGCTATTAAAAAAAGGTGATAACAATGAACAGGTAAAACAACTCCAAATTAAATTAGGGGTTGATCCTGTTGGTAATTTTGGTCCTAAAACAGAGGAAGCTGTTA